GGTTGTTGTAGCTTTATCTTCTCGATAGATAGATCCCCGACCGGGAATTTGGAAATGTTTTGAATGATATGTAATCTCAATTCGATCTTTTTTCGAGAGATTCTCCGGATGGTCCGATCGACGTGTTCGAACTCCGACGTAGATTCCTTTCGGAGCATGAATCCCTTGACGGACTTTTGCTAATGTCATCGGTTTCCCGAAAATCGACGAAACAAATTTGTTTTGTTGATGTTTGAGATACCCAACGCCAATAGCAGCAACACCAATCCCCGCACCAATCCCCATCATAGCCCGGACTTTCCGGGGATTTTCTCGAATCCAGGCTTTTGCTCGACTGGATAATGTCGATGTTCCTCCCCCAGCAGACGGTCGAATTGGAATAATCCGACCGTCTTTCCGAATAAATCGAACATCTCCGGAGGATTCAACGAATAGCCGAGTTAGTTCATTATTTTGGACTTTCACGGACCTCTCCCCCTAATGCTCGAGTTAATGCTATCAACTGAGATTGCATAGCCTTGGGATCTTGTTCTGGAACTTGTCGATTTTGGTTTGCTTCACGGAAGTTCAAAAGAAAATCATTGACCTTGAACGGACGTGATTTCTTACTTCGATTCCCGTTTGCAATTACCGTACAGACTAACGCAGACCGAAGATCATCCCGAGACGCATCCCAAGGATCTATGCGATAATACGCCATCCATTCAGCAAATTCCTGAGCACTCATTCGATGCTGAAGTTCCGCAACTGTACACCCAAATCGAAGAGCTAGCTTAAACCAGAATTCCCGCTCGGGTCGGTCGAGGAGTTTCCCACGAGAGTCTCGACATCGTCTTCAGACATCCCTGATAGACGTCGAATAATATCTGCTAATCGGTCGAGCACTTTTGCACTCTTTCGAGATAGGTCATGAACGTCGGTTTCACTGAAAAGACGTCCACCTTTTTCGTCCCGTAAAGACATCGAGACCAATTTTGCTCGAAAATTCGCTAGAGAAATTTCGGGCGCACTCCCTTGGGAGCCACGTCGGCCACCACCGGATCGTTGTTTGATAATTGATTCTTCTAGATGATCTCGTTCTGCTCCCGTCAAACCACGGCAGATAACCGATCCGTTCCATTCAGGGACAAAGACTGTTTCCGATGGGATATCATCAGCCTGAAGAATATCCTGTATTGTTAAATATCGAGTTGACGTATCTTTCATACGTGTTGTATCCTTTAGATTGAAATCAAGGGTTTCCCGGAGATTGCAATATTGACATCTGCTGAAAGCTTATCATCGAGAGGGAAGTTCAACGGATATTGAGTTATCACCCCGACGAATTCGAATCGACCCAACCCTTCCGGAAGTTCAATTCGATACCGATTTTGTCGTTTATTCAGGAAGTCGTCTAGGAGACTCGCATGGCCCGAATCGTTCGGATCCCAATTCAATGTCAACGACATTTCACCCGGATCAAAAAGTGTCCCCATCTTCGTTCGAAATCCATCACCGTCGTAGGTCGTTGTATCCGTTGTATCTAGATTCAGCTGGAGAGCCCCAAGTTGGGTTACTCCCGCAACGAGTTCAAATACCCCGGGACTTGTTTCTCGAAGAAACTGAGTTCCATACCCGGATCGTGCTGCCATAAAGAACCTCCTTAGAGTTCAAGAACAAATATGTTCATAGTTGTTGGGCCCTTCACGTGGACTGTTTGATCAGCCTGACGCCAACCGGACTTGCCGAAAATGCTCGAAACCCCCCAAGCTTGGGAAGCAATCGATGCTACGAGATCTCCTGTTCGGCCCTGAGAATCAGGAGTACTTTCAATCGTTAACGTTGACGTTCCTGTCCCTGTATTCTGGGCAAGAATAATCAATCGAGTATTGATTGGGACCGACGTCACGACACTCTCCCCGGAAAGGGCCGTGGGAGTCACTGTTTGAAATTGGGTTGACCCAATAAGCTTTGCCATAGTCTCCTCCTTATGGTTTTAACACGAACACCGAAACAGATCCGGTCGCTTCAAGCTGAATCTGCCCTGAGGCGTCAACCCAGCCTGTTCGAGTTACAGTCGGACCCCAGACACTAACTTCGTTTGCTGTTAACGTTTTGGTAAGATCCCCCAATCGCCCATAGCTATTGGGCTGAGATTGAACAGTAATTGTTCCACCAGCGGTCCCACCTGTAGCAACAAGGATTTCGCCACCCTCAAACAGAAATGAATCTGACGTGAGCGGCGTAACGACGACCGTTGCACAAGACTGACTATTCGTCAGGGGGAGTTGAGTCTTTGTAATCATACCGGGACTTTCCTTCCTATTGAATACCGAGAATTGTTATATCACATGACGGGTTATAGAGAGTCAATTCAGGATCAAAACTGTCCTGAATTGATGAAATTATCGCAGAACGGATCGAAGGTTTTTCAACTAACGATGGGAGTCTTTGTCGAAGATCACGATATAAAGCTTTGCCTGCGGTATACGTTGAAACCCAGAGCGTTAGTTGGATTCGAAGTCGGGTATAGGCTTCCTGACCCGGATATTCGTAACTTGGAGAATCCGAAGTCACCCTATATGCGATTGCTGGGAAATTTGACGATTGATCGACTCGGATCGGTCGAATGCGATCCCCAACAAAATTCTGTTCACGGAGCCAAGAAACAACGTCAGATTCGATCATCAATAACCTTCTTCAAACTAGCTTCAAGATCCTGAAATGTCTTCTGGGCTTTCTGGGATGCTTTTTGACGGTCTACGTCTCCGTCTTCAATCCGTTGAATTCCGTCTTGAAAGGATTTCTCGGCTAGTTTTTGGAAAGCTTCCCGATGGCGATCAATCGCCGGTCGAAGAAACGGTGTATGGTTATATTCAATCTTCATCGCATACGGGATATCCGTTTGGATTGAAACTTCTAAACTTTCGTCAGTTACATCTGTTTCGACAAGAATTGAATCTCGAAGTTGACCCGTTCGAACAGGACAGAGTTCTTTCGCAGTTGTTTCAACGTGTTTCCCTTCGGACTCAAGAGTTTTTTCTAGCTCTTTTGTAAGATCAAACACATGTCGAAGTCGTTGAAGAAGCGTTGGAATTCCTTTGAATCGAACGGAAACTCCCGATGGTGTTCCCATTTACGATACCTCCAATCCTCCAGGTTCTTTTAACACTTTACATTCTAGTGTTGTAACAACATTAGCGGCGTCAAAAGCTATCGATGAAATTCCATACAAAACCCCATCGACATTTGCTCGATCAATAGCTCGAATTTCCGGACAATAGTCATAGATAAAAATCTTATACGAAGCAATCACATAGATTCGACTAGCTTCTGAACGTTCACCAAGGGCTAC